TTGGGATATGTCTACCAGGGTCTATGAACGTAATTCGGTACCGTTGTTCATAGTTGGTTGTCCTCATTTGAAGAAGTTTCAACATTTTTGTGGGCTGGTTGGCAAACCTTTTGGGGTTTCGCTACCTGTCCCTAATGTTGAAGGTGATTCAGATGAGGCTCGATTGTCGTTTCTCAAGAATTTTTGTGGTTCTTTTCTTGAGAAGCCGGTTACTCATTTGTGGCATATCCACACGACTAGATTGTGTTTGCGTCAGCGCATGTCTATTCGTATGTCACTATTTCTTTATCGCAAGGCATTACCATCTTTGGTTCCTGATGTTAAGCCGTACTTAGAGAAGATGTCGACTCCGGGTCCCTCACCAGACCCAGAGTTCCTTAAGTATGTGCGCACGAGAGTTCCCCAGCTGTTTCCGGATGGCTGGGACCGCGGATTGTATGAGTCAGCTTGTCTGAATTGTACTGTCCCGGTGAAATCTTGTGTCCAGAGGGGACTTAGAGATGGTGGAAGTAGAAAGGAGGTGTTTGAGCGTCATGGGGGTAGTACTGCCCATCATGACTTCGTTATGAGATTGCTCTCTGAGGAGTCTCCAATATCACTTCTGCCGTCCCGCGTCGTCGCGGTCGAGACGGGGGGTAAGCAGCGCATCGTGTCCACGGCCGATGTTGAGATGAACTTGTTTCGTCCGTTGCATACCGCTATCTACAACCGGCTGTCTGGTTTTCCTTGGCTGCTGCGTGGTGACGCAAAAGCATCACGGTTTAAGACGGAGTTTTTACTCCGGCACGGGGAGGTGTTTACTAGCGGCGACTACGAGTCCGCGACCGATAATCTAAACTCGGAGGTGCAGGAGTCCATCCTGTCTCTGATTTTAGATAACACCGTCTCCGTCCCGAAAGGGATACGTGATTCAGCACTCCGTACTCTCCGTATGGGGATGTTTTCGAAGGAGGACCCGGATCTGGTCTACCACCAGAACCGTGGACAGTTAATGGGCAACCTTATCTCTTTTCCCCTACTCTGTATCGTTAATTATCTTGCGTTCCGGTTTTACAGCCGGACGTCCGGTACGGAGTCTAAGGCCAATTACTGCCCCGTCAGGGTAAATGGCGACGATATCGTCTTTCGGAGTACTCCGGAAGTGTCTGATCGTTGGATGAGAGGTGTGGTTGGGAGCGGTCTGACCCTTTCTAGTGGCAAGACGATGGTTCATCGTACTTTCTTTTCACTTAATTCCTCGTTGTTCGTGGCGAGGGCGCATGAAGTTTCTCTGGTCCCGGTTATTAGATCAACTGCCTTTGGATATTCCGCTAGGGATGGCAGTGTTGAGTCTTTAGCAGGCAGGTGGAGAGCTTCTTTCCCGGGCTTTTTTGGTTCGAGAAGGGAGGTACTTCGTGTGGAGTGGCTTAAGTTTAACAGAAAGTGGATCGTCGCCAGTCGGCGATCGTTGTCACGGGGGTTGGGTTTGAATGTTCGCGAGTCGGAGGTGCGTAGTGCAAGCTTGTGGGGGAGAGAGTGCTTTTACCTCTCCATGGCGAAGGAAACTCCGCTGCCTGTGAAAAGATCCGTCTTAGATCAGGTCCTTAAGGTACCACATGATTGGGAGCCCCGGCGCGTGGATAGGATAACAAAGAAAATGAGGAAGGAAATGCAGGGTATCGCAGGTGCGTTCGTGGAATGTGCTTGGTCGGATATTCGTGGCGTTTTCGACGACTCGGATTACCGAGATCGCGTTGACGACTCTCCGAACTGGCTGGGGGAGCAACGGGATTCAAGGAGACAGGCCAGACTTTTGGGAATTTCTGTGAAGAATTCTCGCCGCTATTTGAAGCCTACGGCTGAATTTAGTTTAGATAAGTACTGGCGGTCTGTCCGTTTTACAATCTGGAGGCCGACTATGGGCACCGCTGCTCATAGCATGACAAATGAAATTGAAGTTCCGGTTGCGGAACGACTTTGGCTTCGGCCTCTGTCGTTTCGCTCCTGAGTGGGCTAATTGTAGGTGAAGAATGAAACATAGTTAAGGAGAGATCCCGTACGGGGCGTGTTGTAGCGGTTGCTATTTCATGGTCCAGAGGCCGAATTAACGGTCTAACTTGCTATGCGTAGTTCCAGCATCCTGGGAACCTTTACGACCCCGACCTGGATGCAGACCTGGCGGCCCGGACCACTTCGGTGGGATGGTAGTAGCTGGGTTAGTACCGTATTCACCCTTTGGGTGCGATGTGCTAGGGATGCGAATCCCTATGGCAGGACCTTGCTGCCTGAAGCCGGACCGGCGTGCCCGCGGGCACGTGTCACTAATCTCCCGTAGATTTTAGGTCAGGAAACAAGAGACAAAAGGACGACCGAAGCGAAAACGGAACGTAAACAGGCTTAAGCAGCCAAAGAAAAGAAAAAGCTCAGCCTCTAATCTTCAGGCTTAATGCCCCACGCTCTGGTAGGGGTTCGAATAGAAGGTGTCTAGGAAATGGTTG